GACGATTCTTTTAGCTTTCTACCCACAGATGTTGGTCTTATTTTATCTGCATGTTCTTTTCTTTTTTCATCTGTCCAATAATTGTACAATGCGTCTTTATATAATTTTCTAGCTAAATCATACATTCTGCTAGTGGGTATATACCTACCTTCACCTATATTGTTAGCATTTGATAACATATGTAGAGCAAAATTCATTTTATATCTAGCATTACCTGCTGTCATCTTGGTTAATAATAAATGACAAATAAAATGTTCTCTAGGTGTTAACTTTATTAAGTTTTCAACATCATTTGTTCCGCCCAATGAACTGGGTATAATGTGATGTTTTTCTGTGTAGCCGTTAATTGTTCTATCTTTGGCTTTATTGATTAGTGAATTATACCATTTGGTATATTTGTTATTGATAAATATCATTGCTGGTGCTCCTTAATAGCATTAGAGTAGTTGGGGAGGTGAGATGCCCGTGAACTACACTTTTATTTATCTTTTGTTCTTTGGATTACCATTGTGGAAGATAGAATCTTCCGTCAACACTCTAAAAATTAAACCATTCTGAGAACACCAGGCACGTGCGGATGCCCATTTAGCGTGATTAACTGCCACAATAGCTCTGTCCCTAGCACTAGCGGTTCTGCTTTCAATTAATGATTGTTTTTTTGGTTTAATTTCAACAAGTTCAGCTATTTGCTTCTTATACTTATTTTCATATAAAACTAAAAAATCCGGAACATATGTACTAGCTTTTCTAGTTAAGGGATTTATATATGGAATTCTAACTGATTCACTTGCCCATTGAATTATGTTTGAATTAGAATCCAGGAACATCATAAATGTTAGTTCCCATCCAGACCTATATCTAGGCGCGTGTTTGCCTACATATTTAGCAGGGTTTTTAGGAGTAAATATGCCTTGTGCATATTTTGGCATGTTATTGCACTATGTTTCTGGATACAGGTTGCACCGGTCTAGGTACAATTCCTGAGCCGTACAATGAGGTCTTGGATTTAAATCCATTTAGATAATACGCCATAATCTTATTCATCTGCAATTTATCTGCTGAGCCTTGTAACTGTTCTAACAAAGTTAAAACATCAATATTAGTCTCTTGTGCAATTCTGAATAAAAACGCAGTAAAGTTCTTGGCAATATTTTTAGTGTCACATACGCTACTGAAATACCCATAGACGATATCATACTGACTGGCACCGACTACTAAATCAACTGAATAGAATGAATCATAAATTCTAATCGTTTGTTCAAACAAGGATGCTCTGTTATCAATAATTTGTGCCATTACCTGTTACCTGTTGTAGTTCCTGCGTTGGTAGGACCTATCATCTTGGGAGATTGTGCTGCCCCAACTGTCGGAGATCCGGCTAATCCTGAAGGACCAGGTGATGTGCCTGGTCCGCCTGGAATATCAAACAACGTATTTCTATTTACATTAGGTGTATTCGTCAGAGAATTTTGTAATCCAGTTAATACTTCTTGTTTCGCAACTTGTTTTAAATTCAAATTCTTAAATGTATTATACGTAGTACCTGCTTTTTGTATAGCACCTAGGATGTTGCCATTTGCTAGATCCGTCATCGCACCACCCGCTGCATCAACTAATCCACCTTGACCTAGAATAGTACCATTAGAGCCTGGTTTTGCGATAGGGCTTAAACGCCTATCATAACTATCATTCATTCCAAATCCAGTGACTATGTTGCTAGGAGTTCTTCCATCCATATTACCTGAGTCATATACTACAGTTTCATAATCTATGTCCATGGTATGCTCCATAGTGCCGCTGCCTTCAGCGTAGCTATAGGTATCATGGTTAAATCGTGTAATGATGGGATTGATTAAAGTGTATGCTGAAAATTTATGCTGGTTAAATCCAAACACTGTTATATTTTTAAAAAACGGAACTTTAATAGTATTTGGTCCTGAAGGCAGCTTTGTCTCACCTATATACCCCCAATCATTATTACTAGTAAAATCAGGAGCATACGGAGTTCTGGAATTATAATCAACCACTGTACCTTTAGCAGAAGCAGCACCACCGGGCGCTGGGCCTGCTGCTCCCCGAGCACCTGTAAAACTCACACTAGGTTTGGTACCATCTGCGTAGTAGTAACCGTAATATGCTCTCCACAAATCTCTAATTAGGTTGTTATTATCATCGTGGAATGATATGCTGATTGGTTCATATTTAATCTTGGTCTGAACTATTCTTTTACGATTGTACTGATTTAACTCATGGGTAGCAAACGAAAAAGAAGGAAGCTTTACTGTTTTAACCAGTAACCCGAAATTAGCACCAGTACCTACATTTTGATTATAGGCTTGGGTGTTGATGTCAAAGAAAGTATGGAATAAAAACTTTAATTTAGGAGAATAGGCGTAACCGTTAGTCCTAAATGTTTTTGCTGCGTGCGTGTAATCCCGTAGGTATTCGCTGCCGAAGAATGCTCCGGCAGCGTCCGTAAGAAGATTTTGTATAAATCCCGCCATATGACGTTAGATATATTAAGTTGCTGCGCCAATACCTGTTGTCGATGCTCCGCTTAGAATACGACCAATAGAAGCACCTACACCAGCAGTTAATGGCGATTGAACTGCATTATCATAACGAATTGTCATTGCAATAGTAACTACCTCATTAGTAGCATAGTTCAATGCATTGTAATTAGCTACTTGTAAGAAACAACCGTATAATTCCCAAGTTTCAAGAACTGCCGGTGCTGATGCTCCGTTGCCACCGTCTAATATTTCAACGTTAACTTGAAACTTATAGTCTTGCCCGGTTGCAGCACTAGCTTGTTCTACAAAGTCCAATTGCTTTTGCAATTGTTGACCGACTGCTCTAGACACGCTTCCAGTAGCATCATCTCTGACGTTTACTGTGAACGGTGCCCAAGAATGCTTGCCCGCCAAGTATAGAGTAGAGTTGTATACTGGTATTGTGATTTCGGTGAAAGTTAAGTTAGGACGTGAGCAATCAATAACTTGCTTAGTTAATTGCAATCCATTAACTGCATCAACACCGAAATTCAAAAAGTTAACTCTGAATCTATATTGTAGTTTAGGCATCAACATGCCTTGATTGCCACCAGCATTATCGCTGGCTACAGTCATATTAAACAAACTTTGGCTAGCTGTCGCCATAAATTATTCTCCTTGTGGCACTTTGGCCGTTAAAATTTTCTGAGAGCAAAAATCAACACGCCACCTTGACATATTATTTATCACTCGCAAGTTGCCACATTGTGGACATATTTTCATATTAATACTATTTATCTTTAATGGGTGCCCCTTCCGAGGCACCCATTTTACTTACGCACCTGACAGTTCACCGGTGTTCAATATACGAACTGGGATGTAGATAAATTCAGCTGCCTTAACCGGCTCCACCGCAACGTCGATCCAAAGTTCATTTCTATCGATTCTAGCAGGAGTATTGTTTGACTCATCACACACCACTAGATAATCGTAAATGCCGCGTTTTGCAACCAAGTCAATCATTAACGATTCCATTACGCCTGCAATCTGTTTACGTGTTAATGCATCGTTAGGTTCAAACACAAACGGTCTTGCTGCTAGTGCTAGTTGACGACGCATATAAGCAATAAGTCTTGCAACGTTGGTTCTATCCAATGCGCTAGTCGAATTGAAGCTTGTTTTATTACCATAATTCAACAAGCCATTACCAGTGAAGAACACTAGCGGGTTGATGAAGTTAATGTATAGAACATCACGGATACCGATACGTGTTTTGATAGTCACAAATTCACCAGTGACTCTATTAATATAGCCAATGTTTGCTGCATTATCAATGATACCGCGGCGTGTTCCTGCTGCTGCTAACCAAGGATAAGAAATGGTGTCATTTCTTAAGAATGTACGCAACATCATATGCGATGGGGGAACAGCAACTAAATTACCTGACAAGTCTGATGTGATACCACTTGGATAGAATAGACCCATGTATGTATTTCTAGAAACACAGCCTTCTTCACCAGTAGATGTAGCACCAACTGCATTAGTTGCCCACGCTTGAATGTCGGTTGCACTATCAGCTAAGCCCATTGGGGTATCGCCTAAGATATATCCTGTTTCGCCGCGATCCGAATTCAATACAATCATGTTAGGTTGCATTTCTGGATAGTTAGGGCTAGCAATCAAGTTAAAGAAGTTATCTTCATCCCGAATATCAGTGTTAGTGTCAATCACTGAACGCAATGACTGAACTACCATTGCTCGCTGTGCCTTACGACCCATATAAGGTGCGCCATTCGACTGCAATCCGCTAACAGACAACCAAGTGCTGGTTTCAGTTGGCAATGCCTGTCCTGGGAAGTTAGTGGTATTAAAGTAGTTTGACTTAAACTGTTTAACATTGTAACCAGAACGACGGGTGTTGAATAACAGCATACCTGTAGGATATAGAGAATACGATGGAGCATCGATATC